AAACTCTTGATTGCTGGAATCAAGTTTAAGATGAAGCTGTGGAAACCACCAAAGATGTCATTTGAAACACTTGATGAATATGATGATGTATGGGTACCTGGTAATACGTGGAAATCGTTAAAGAAACTCAT